TTGTCATGAGAGTTCATTACCTCATTGCTGCGATGATGATCGGCACGCTTAGAGTGGTAATTATCATTAGGTTCTTCACTCAGAACATCAGAGACTGCAGATCTGAGAGTTTTCGAGAAATTTGTGTATGTCTTCATTGTAATACCTTTAGATGATTGCTTTTGTTTGTTAATTTCATATTATGTATATATTATGGCTCATCTCGTTCATAAGATCAACTTTATAAGTCCTTACAAAACAATAGGTTACCATTTATTTCAGATAACCATATAAATCAACAAGTTATAACCTATTGATATAGTTGGATACTAGTAATTACTCAGCGGTTCTGTATCGTATCTACTACAGCATACACAACAACAATTGCGGCTATAGCAAGCCAGAATCCACTGGCGTCACCAAATATTTCCATCGTAACCTCCGTTAAGAAATTTGACTATCCCCTGGAGCAACGCGATAATTATCTTCTACACTATCAGCTGTACTTACTTCGGTAATACTGGATCCTTCTTGTAAGCATATGAGCTGATGCGGCTGAAGCGGCGGATTATGCCACACGTCACCTTCTTTTAAGTCTTTCTCATATAATGCTGCGGTCTTTGTATCTATCCATCTGACCTTGAATCGTCCTGTGTTAACTAACCATGTCTCGTCTTTCTCTTTATGAAAGTGCATACTGAATTTAGCGTTCAGCTTATCAAAGAACATGACCTTACCACAATACTTATCTGTTGTGGCCCATATCAGTTCGTGTCCCCAGCCTTTCTGCACCAGGCCGTTTAGTCTTGTTGGCTCTTTGCTCTCCATTACATAATAACCTCGAAGTCGTCCTGGCAATTAGCTCCGTACATCCTCTTATATGTATAGTACATGGTCGTGCTCATAATGACTCCAGAGCCTATCGCGACCTCAACGGGAGCTGCGATCAACAATGGAGGAGTCATTAGCAGTCCTGGCACTACATGCTTGATGCATGGATCGTTGTTGAATGTACTGCATCCTGATAGCAGTAATGAAAGTAACAATATTCTTCTCATTAGTTATCGCTCTTCACTGTTACGCTATCTTGCGTACTATGCTTAGGACCATCCACAATAAACGTTTCAGATACCTCTCCCATGCATAATCCATAGCGAACAGTCTTACGACCTCGCCTGGTCATGAGTTTTGCACCATCGAACTCAAGTATCTTTTCTTTGCCTTCTCGCTCGAGCTCGTTCTTTAGTTGAGTTAGGCTGTTGTACGTCTTCCTTAGCATCTTCTACCCTCTTTCGTAGTTCTGATGATGAGAACCTATGTTGTCGCTTGTTATAATACAGGTCTATCGGCAACCATTTCCCCGTGAACTCTTTGTTCTCATACTCTTCACCTAGGAAGCGCACGTCAGGGCTCGTTATTGTTAAGATGTCTAATAGATCCTGCTCGGTCTGATACGGTATAATCTCATCAACGTATTTGATTGCTTTCAGCTGTATGAATCGCTCTACTAACGTCTGGATCGGCTGATTCTTCTCAGGGCGGTCTATAGTAGGGTCAGTCTGGAGACATACGATAAGATGACTGCAGTTCTCCGAGCACTCCTGTAACATAGCCACATGCCCGCTATGCAGCAGATCAAAGGTCGATGCAGTGATTCCTATAGTCATTCAACAATACCTTGAATGTGCTGCTCTTCTATCGCTAGCATTCCCTTACTAATATCCTGTCCCTTACTCCAATCGGCTACGACCTTATCCAGCAATTGCACGTCTTTACACAAAGGACCAATGCCTTGCACGACTCCAACGCGTGTATCGGTGCTGTTGCCTTGAATAATAATACCTGACTCGGTTGTATTCTCTTGCTTCTTGAAGTTAACTATTACTATGTTGCGTGTAGGCCTCATCGCTTATTCCTTTCGTTTATAATGTACAATCCAATAGCAAATCCCATATAACACATGGAAAAAATAGCAAATGAGCCTATTACCTGCTCAATATTCATGCTATCAGTGCCGTCCCTACACACATTACGAATACAAGCAAGAGCATGCTACCTATGATAGCTTTACCTTCATCGTGATCATCAGGTGGCATCGTAGTACTCCAGTGCTTGTTCTATTTGTAAGGTTCCTTCGCATGATAGACCTAAATTTTCCCATGTCATGGTAAACTTATCCATCTCATACGCATTAACTTTAAAGTCATTCTTCCTACGCTGATCAAGATCGATCACGTTTAGACCTGGATTAAAGCGTGGTGTTTCATTACTCATCTTCATTACCTGTTACTACCTTTAACAGTTCAATGATCTCCAATAGATCATCTCTATCTTCTTGCGTATCAATCTCAATTTCGATTTTAATCTTCACCAGGATACCTTTTTAAGCTTGACTCGCTGATCTTCATGATAGTTAGAGGCAATGACTCGTACCCAGTTAACTCCATATATGACTACAAGAGGCAAGATGCCCCATTGCTCATTTATAATTGCAGTAGTTAACCAGAATGGTTCACCTATCATTCCAACAATACCAGCATACATTCGCACTCGAGCGTCTTGTGATGCAAGTAAGTACAACGAAAAAAAGCCAGTGCATGTGACAGCAGCCTGACAAGAATAATCAATAATATCTATCATACAAACTCTTCAGTAATTCCTAAGATTTCTGCTAATATAAAGAACACTGCTGCTAATGGTATGCTCATATTGAACAAGGCAACACCAGCAGCTATACGCATGACAGATTTAAATAATGACACATAGAAGTGCCCCTTCATATCAGTACCTTTCATTTCACTAATCCTCTTCTATCATACTTTCATCGTCACCATCTGCATTGAGCGATGTTAAGTCCTTCTGTATTCGCTTATAGTCTTCCCGCTCAATATCTTCTTCAGTACACTCTTCGCCTTCCTGTACTTCAAGTATAATTAGATCCTCTTCGCTCTCGTTTACCAGCTGATGCCATTCCTCTACATCTATAAAAGATGACTCGCCTGGCTCGAGAGCAAATCTGGTATCACCGTGCATCTTAAGAATACCATTACCTTCTATACATAACCATTGTTCAGTTCTTTTAAAGTGACGCTGCTTCGACAGGCTCTGGCCAGGCTTAACAGTCAGCAACTTAATCTTACGACCAGGCTCTTCTTTAAGAACCTCCCAGTAACCCCAAGGACGTTTAGTTCTAGACATTTTGTAATCCTCTCTGCTTAGCTAGTTCAATTAAAGAATAGGCAACCTGAACTTCGTCATAGTTCCATAGTCGCATCTCTGTAATACCCGAGAGCTTCTTAGACTCCCACCAATTATGAAAGTACTTCTCACCCTTCTTAAGACGAATAGTATCCATGATCTGCTTCTCGATCTTTTCAGCTTCATCACGGGAGTATATACGCTGAGTAGAGTTCATGACTTTGATATCATTGAACTCTTCGTTAATAAGTATAGAGTCGCTATCGTTAGGACCTCTGTAGTCTAATCGAGCCAGAGCATCTGAGGATGATGTGATCCCAATCTTATACACACAAGATGGCTTAGTATCCTGTCGCTTAAGCTTAGCCAGATATACTTTCCATACACTGCTCATTACCTAACTCCCAGGCCATGACCCGCCAAGATAAAGTTATTGGTCTTGAATACAAGGATAGACTTATTAGTAGCGCGCATAAGATCACGCTTGATTGGATGCTCAGGCTGCTTAGACCTTTCAATAAGGCTGATACAGTACTGCTTGAACTCGCCAGTTGTTATAGCTTTATCTTCGTACTTCTGATAAAGTTCAGTCATTACACTTACAGTCAGTTTATCGTTCTTAATAGCCATGATAAAATTCTCGCTCTTATAATATTACTTATTACTTTCGAAGTTGATTGCACAGAGCTTTGCTTCTTTAAGGGTTGCGAAGTCTTCCGCGACTGTGAATCCATCAAACCTAAGCCACCACAGATTGGATTCCATCGTGTCTTTAGAGATAGAGCCCCCTTTGAACTCGTACTCACCTGGCGCTAGTTTAGTGAATTTGATCATATTAATCCCAATCCTTAAAGTTGCCTGCTTCTTCGTTTTCGTTGAAGCCTTTCGTATACTCAACAATCTCTTGAGGAGTCATCTCTTCTAGCTCTACTTTATCTGAGCTATATGATGCCTCAGTAAAATAGTGAGGATCGAAAGAACGACCGTAGTAGCTATCAGCACTACCTCGATCGTACGGGCCGCCATGTCTTGCATCAATCATAATATTCTCCTTAACCTTTATTATACATATATTATAAGGTATCTGGGTCAGAAGATCTACTCTTTAAGTCCTTAGAGAACAATAGGTTACAACTTTTTTGGGGTTTCCTTAGAAATCAATGAGTTAGTAACCTCTTGATTTGCTTGGTCTCTTTCGTTTTGCAGTGCGCATGCATCATTATACCGTGTTCTACGTACATTAGCGTTGGATTGATGCTGTGATCGTTGCTGGATTAGTTTTACAAGCTGTCTATTCATTATGATATCTCCACATCTGCTTCGGTTAGTATTACTACCCTTGCACCACACGGTAGGATAGGCTTATTATCGCCTCCACTATACATCACTTCGCTTGGACCGTTTATCTTTACGGAGTGACCGTATGTGTTCTTTCTTCCCTCTTTTACCGTAATCACCGGCTCGTTCGTCCCGTGTTTTAGGTTTGATCGGATTTTGTGCTGGTTCACATGAATATATTTCTTCGTCATGATACTCGTCCCAATCAATAGTTTTGCTTTTATTCATCATCCTGCTCTTCGATAGAGTCTTTATATTCCTCTATCTGCTTCTTAGTTAATTTAAGCCCCTGCTCTATCACCATATCAATGCTCGATAGACCAAGATGCTCCATATTATCTAGTAAGTTTCTCACATGCTTATGAAAAGGATTAGGCCTCTTAAAGAGACCTCTCCTGAATACCTCGTTACGATCGAACATCCAATCGAACAACATATCTTCATTAGATTTATAATTTAATCGGTTTCGCCACTTCTCAACTGTACTCCAGTTAATTTTAGTAGCTGCAAGAGCTCTTGCAACATCATGATGAGCTACTTCTACTTCTAATTCAGCTTCCACTATTCTTCCTCTATTGCAAAACCAACCTTAACGGTCTCTACTTTCTTCTTACCTAACAGTACACGAGCTTCATCACGCACTTCAGCAGTAACAGCGTGACCGAATCGCGCCGGGTCAAGTAACCCTTTAAGAAACGTATGCACGCTTTCAGACATCATATTTTCCACAATCTTTACCTCCAACTTAACCTTGACCTCTGTATTTTTTAAATGAGCGTCTCTTACTCTTATTCATAGTCGACGTTTTAATATTGCGGCGACCAATAGACGTACGCTTGTTATTAGGTTCTACTGCTGCGGCTACACCAGGCTTCTTTGCCATGCTATTACTCCATTATTCATCATTATAGTTTTCAGTTGCATATCTTAAAAATAAACCTTCTTCACGTCCGAAGGCTTCTATCTCCCAAGGAGAGTCGTAGTAGTCATCCATCTCATCCTTCTTACGCGTCCAGATATTATCTTTCCACTTAGCACATCGCTTCATCAGTCTGAGCTCACCAGTAGCGAACTGCTTAAGATGAACCATCTCATGAGCTAACGTCTGCAGTATAGAGATATCATCGTCTGGGTTAAGTTCGATAGTAAAGAACTTAGGTACACGCTTAGGACTACAACTAGTATAGCAAGCACCTCTATCAGGACCCTTCCTTACTAGTATCTCGAGCTCGATCTTATCTTGTAGCTCTTTATCTAGACCAAGCTTGTCTGCATAGAAGTCAGCAGCCTTAGTAAGCATCTCACGTAACTCTAACTTAACCCTATTATTAAATAACATCTGCATTCGTATATCTCCTTAATGATGTATATATTATAGTAGTACTGCGTCATAAGATCAACTATAAATAGACGGTATAATCAATAAGTTATAAATTATTCAATGACTTCAATAAAATCAATAAGTTAAAAACTTCAATACAATCAATAAGTTACCGCTATGTACTATCTTTATTACAATAATCCTGCTAAGCACGTAGAAATCACATCAGAAACTAAGAATGGCCGAGGTCTGGAGATGCTGGAAACCAATGCCTCTCTTGAGTCGCTGGTTGCTCGATCTGCGATGTACACTAAGATGTATAGGTGTGAACTTATTAATGAATGCGCTGCTGAAGTCAACAAGCGTACGCTTAATCAGATAGTCAATCGAAATTTTAGACGGGGACCACACACAGAAGAGACTAAGCAGAAGATCTCTGAAGGGGTAACAGGTGAGAAGAATGGCCGGCATGGAGCCGTAGACCCGGAGCATATTCGCCTCTCTAAATCTGAGAAGCTGAAGTTCTATTATAAGTACAATGTTCATGGTAAAAAGGGCTATAAAGACTCTAATGAAACAAAAATGAAGAAATCATTAAACAACTGCAATAAGGGTGGATGGTTCTGGATTCATAATCGCTCTACGAAGGAAGAGAAGAGATGCTATGGTGAGATACCCGAGAACTTCTATCGAGGACGTCTACACGATTACTTAAACGGCTAAGACTCATGTCTTCTCCTATACTCACTTCTTGCATCTACAAACTTCCAAATCCAATTGTCTCTCTTTTCAATAAAGATCTGCGGATCTTCGCCATCTACTGTTATTAAGATCACTAACTGCTCTACAGGTTGCTTTGTACGCTCTTCAAACATAACGGCATAGGCAGCTGTCTGCATGAAGTAGTTATCAATCCATTCCTTCTTCTTTGGCTTGCGTGATGTCTTAAAATCGATGATAGACAACTTACCATTCCATTCTGCGATACAATCTACAGTACCAGCAACCTCAAGGAAGTCAGAATAAAGCGGACACTCCTGCATAACTACATTGTTAATGCTGCTATCTATGATAGGCTTAATATCGTTGAACGACTGTATATTGCCAGGCATTTGCTTATTGAGATAACTGTCATCGTTATTAATGTAGTCTTCACATATCTTATGAACCGCAGTACCTCTTGTAGAGGCTTGCGTTGTTATCTTTGTAGCTTGCTCTTCACCGACACGCTTACGCCATTTAATAATACCTTCCTTAGCGAAGATACTTGATACTGTAGTGACAGAAGGGTACTTCTTACCTTCAGGAGTAAGATAGTACCTCTTACCGTCAACTGTCTCCCTTTTAAGTTTTGTTATCTCATACGGGTTGATGTGGGTGAACTTCATTATAATTTTCTTTCGCTATGATGTACTCTTTCACAAGGTTTGATCTTACAATATCTTCGAAGGTAAATTCGACCTTATCAAAATAATACATGCTATCAAGTATTTGCATAAACTCTTTTATGCCCGATTTTTCGTGAGGCCTATTTAGATCTGTTTGTCTAAAGTCGCCACAGAATAGTACTCTTGTATTTACTCCTACTCTGGTTATGATACTATCTAGTTCATGAAATGTCATATTCTGACACTCATCTACTATTACAATAGCATCATCTAATGTGGTACCTCTAATGAAGGATGTAGATATAAACTCTATCGCACCTTTAGCTTTTAGAAGTTCGTAACCGTCTCCTCTGTTGGTTATCTCTGAGCATATAGCCTTGTAAGGTTGCTCGAACACTGCTGTCTTTTCGTGCTCTTTGCCAGGAAGAAATCCCATGTCTCTTGTAGGGACTACAGATCTTACTATGACAACTTTCTCCTTATGATCATCACCATGCATGAGATCGTCAAGAGCCAAATACATAGAAAGGAATGTCTTTCCTGTACCTGCTACGCCGTGAAGTAGTATATTATCACCTTTTTCATATTGTGCGAATACTCTGCTCTGATTCGCCGTCATTGGTGCTATTTCACGTAGTTGTAATGTCTGCTTCTGTTTCGTTTGCTGCTTCCTTTTTCTTTTCTTGTTAAACTTAAGTAAATCTTTTTCATTCTGAGCTTCGTAAAAATCTTCAATGTAATCGACTGCAAGACGGCCCATTAACGTGCTCCTAAGTTCTACCGGTTTGCTCTCTCCACCTCTTTATTGCATCTCTCGAACCTGCTGCTTTCATAGATTTAGAACCATAACGATCCGCCAAGTTACTTGTTGGATGCGCTTCAGCTATACGAGAAAGGTTTTCGTTCCATCCATCATCATTATGTATACCACTGGTATACTTACTACCTACTAAACCAGGGGCTTTAGTAATGAGGATAGTGAACTGAGGGTTTTCAGCGAGAAAGGCTTCGCGATCAGAATAAGTACATAACTCATCCCAGATCTCGCCAGTTGTATTGTTTTTGAAAGTGTATGTCGGCATAAGTCTCCTTAACCAATAGTATTTAGGTATGGAGCTAGTTCGTCGAGGAACATTCCACGTATATTAGGTGAATTAAGTGGATGTATAGTTAAGTTATCTACTCTAGGTAGAAGTATCTTAAAGTTCACATCAGGACTTTTCTTTGCGAACCACTCAAGATACTTTGCTCTTCTTAGACCATCTGAAAGATTAGTCTTAGTTTCTCGACCATAGCACTCAGTGCCTTCGTACATATTACCTGTTGCTAGATCATTTTGAATAATAAAATCAAAGCCGATGCATATAAGCTCTCGGTGACCATGACGAATAGCTTCAATCATTGCATTCATACCTGCATTGGATCTCAATCTAGTAAAAGGATTAAATTCCGGATGCTCGAATTGCTCTTCGAACGGTGGCTGTATAAACATCTCGCTAGGGAAGTCGCTGGCCTTAATCTCTTCCGTTATAGCCTCATCAATAGCAATAAGGTAATCTGGCATAAAACTTCTATAGAGGGCATTACAGCCGTATATTTTCCCATGTGATCGAAGTTGCTCAAGATCATAACCATCTCGTGATTTCCCGTTTCCAATTATAAATGAGGTACTCATGTCCAACCTTTTGTATCGTTTGGAAATGCCTCCATTACAAGTTTCTTTGTAATCGACTTGAATGGCATCGTTTTCTCTTTAGCAGCTAGAAGTAGCTTAGCATCATTGTTATCAACCGATTCAAGCAGCTCGATAAACATAGTCTCACGCCGTAAAGGCTTCATTGCCTTTCCCTGAGGAGTGTTAACAAAGTACTGTAGTCGTCGGTAGTCAGACTTAAGCACATGCTGTAGGTCGGCCTCCTTTACCGAGGGACTGTAAGGAGGTGATCCAGATGGCAATAACCATACCCACCCTGCATCTAGACCAAACTCAAGAATAACTATCAATGCTTTAGTGCTACTAAATTCACGCAAGCGTTCGATCTTCTTAGCTTTAGTCTTTTCTTTATCAACTTGTTCAAGCATTTCGTACACACTAAGATTCATTAAAATTCACCTATGGATTCCATTAAGTTATTAAGTCTTTTTTCAATAAAGAAGTTAAATAGACCGCTTCTATCATTCATCTCATAGTTATTATATGAACTCATGATACTATTTTCAATATCTTCTGGTATTACAGTAAGATCGATTAGCTGTCGGTTACGCATCCAGTTTCGCTTGAGCATATCTTTCTCTAGATGCTCGCTATTCTCAATCATATCTATATCTAAGCAAGTCAGCTCCTCTAGTATCTTCTTTCTAACAGGCTTCTGCCGTCCCCCATCAACAAAGACACCATCAGGTGAATTAATGTTAGGTATACCATCTCCTCGATCACCTTTGACGATATGCTCTTTCAGATATATCTCAGGATGCTCATGACGTACGAACTTCTTAAGAACAGGGCTATACTGCTTAACGTTCGGGTTTATATGAAGCTGTATGAAGTCTTTATCACTTGAGAGTATAAGTATCTTCTCATTAGTTACGTTGCGTGCTATACATCCGATAATATCATCAGCTTCTGCACCATCGATCAAGATTGTCTTATAGGGGAACACATCCATAAGTTCTTGTCTTACTTTATTGAGTGTTGTAAACATAGTGTTCCAATCCACACCAGAGGACTGTCGATCTTTCTTACGACTGGCCTTATAGAATGGAAATACTTCTTTACGCCAGTATCGCTTACTATCACAGCAGATAACGAGCTCGCCGAATTCGTCGACGAACTTCTGTCTGTAAGAGCGAATGGCATTAAGGATCATATGCCTGAGCATACTTTCATCGAGAGGA